ATCTCTTTGTCCTTTGCAATATGGTCTTCTATGCTTTTCATTTTTTTCCTCCTTGTACTATGTACATTAGTATTTATCCACCATGAGTTGTCTCTTTATCTTTCATTCCATAAGAGTCTCTAAACAATTTTAACTTAGTTTTCATGTTTCCGTTACCACCTTTTAACTTATCGTAAAGATGTGAAACTTCCTTAACAAGGTAAACTCCACTAGTTTCTTCATCAAATGGTTGCTCAATTTTTTCTTGATCTGATAACTTATTTGGAATACGAATATCCACTTTATCTCCTGCACATATAAGAGGGTTACCAGGTATTGTAAAGGTAGCTTCTTGAGTTTTAAGTAAATCGTATCTAGCAGTAGATTGTGAAGCAAAATATTTTACCCAATCAGCAAATTTGTTTGGGTTTTCAGCTTTTGTATCAGCTGGATCACCAATTTCTGGTTCATTGAACCATGCTTCATGATCAAGTATAGCACTCATTATTCTTGATGGAGTTTCTGATAGTTCCTCTTGATTAGTAGGTATTAAAGATACAGACTCTTGACCACCTAAATGAGACATATGATCATAACTCTGTGAAATTTTATAAGTATATTCCTCATATTGACCTGTGCTTATATTAAAAAATACCATCAAAGATGCATATTTTCCCTTTCTTAAAGAAGTTAATATGTCAACTTCAGAGGAAAAACCAAAATCGCTAACAATACCTCTCTGATCTTTTCCATCATCTTTATTAGCAACAACTTCTTCATAAGGACCCCATGGTTCAGATAACAAATCTTTTGCAGGAAAATCTTCACTACCTGATATTACATTTCCCTCTTTGTCTTTTTTAGGAACAGAACATAGTGCATCAATAGAATAAAAATTAAATCCTCTCTTTGTTTCCCAAAACAAATATCCAGCAGTTCCTTTTATTTCTTGTTCAGCATCAGTTCTTCTATTTTTTTCTCTATTCTTTTCATATGCTTTTTTTGCCTTATTACTTTTTTTCTTATCTGTAAACACCGCACTACCAGATACACTTTTTTTAGTCAAATCTGCTATAAGATCAAATGGTCTGCGTCTTGCTGCCAACATTCTTACTTCAAATTTTGTTGGTTCTACAAAAACTTCCTTACTAGATTTTAATTCTTTTCTAATAAGATTCGCCACTATTTGATCTGGTCTTCCTTCTTGTAGTGTTTGAAGTCTAACAACTTCATTTACAAAAGCTTCATCGGATGCTAATACCAAAGTATAAAGTTGTCTTTTATCTTTTATAGATCGAGAAGCAATTTTATAAACTTTAAGTTTATAATTTACTGGTTCCTCTGAAAGACTAGTTCCAACTTCTATTTCTACAATTTCACCACCTTGTATGGGAAATGTATTAATAAGACCATTTGAATCACTTAACATCAATGATGCTCCAACAAATGGATGAAATACACTTTCATGAAATGAAAATGCAATAATCATATCACCACTCAATAAAGATGTTGGTTGACTACCATCACCTTTTGAAATGACACATTTCTTTAATTGAAATTCACTAGCATTTTGATATTGATTTTCTGCCATTGTTACTTAGTACCTAAAGCGAATGCACCAACCATCTCATTAAATCCTGATCCTAAATCACTAATATCAGCATTACCATTACCATCATCACTACCTCCACTTAGACCACCGCCTCCATTATAGTTATTAGTGATGTATGTATTTCCAACTATACTACCAGGTATTAAATTTACACCACTATCATTTGATACACCAGGTTGGTACATTGCAGATTGGAAGTATTTTGCTTCTGTTTCTTTATAATCAGATGGTAATGAACCATATGTTACACCTGGTGTAGGATTATATCCCTGCATATATTTCGTATCATTTTTACCAAGTATTCGTCTGTTTGTGAATTTTTGAACATTAAATCTTGCATTATCAATCATACTTCCATCTGATGAATCTTTATTCCACCATTGTTTAATATTATTAATTTTTTTTCCAACTGCATCTTTAAAATTATTAAATTTATTTCCAAGTGATTCTTTGAGATTACTAAATTTTTCTCCAAACTGTTTTTTAATATTATTAAATGTATTTCCAAGTGATTCTTTGAGATTATTAAATGTTTCCTTAAAACTGTCTTTAAAATTACCAAACATATCTTTTAAACCGTCGATCATGTTTGATATTCCAGTTCCAATACCTTCAAATAAACCACCACGTGCTGCATCTCCTATACCAGAGAAAACACCCATTCCTAAATTTTTTACAAAATCACTTTGTTTTGCCTTTATAGCATCTATAAAACCTAAACCAAATGACAAGAATGTTTTCTTGTTTAATGGTAAAACTGCTTCATCGGATCCACCTTCTCCAACTAATGATGGTATACCACCACCAAGCATCATTGGTAATCCCCTTCCTCTCATTCCTTTAACAATACCACCTTTTGCCATTGGCATCATACCTAAATCTCTAGCAAGCAGAAATCCATCAATACCAAAACTTAATCCAGTACCAACACCAGTAGCTCCAAGTATACCAGAAGTAATTTCAAGTCCTGCACCCATAAGATCCCCTTGCAGTGCACGTTGAATACCAAAACCAATACCAGCTAGTCCTGCAATAAGAGGAATTTTTTTAGCAACTGATTTTAATGCTGACTTTCCTGTTAGTTTTGCTGCTGATTTTGCTGCTGCTTTTTTTGCAGTTTTAGCTGCAACAGTTTCTGGTATAAGTTTAGCAAGGGGTACATCAGCATTTTTTAATGGTGCACTAATACCATCAGTCAAATCAGCAAAATCTTCAGGACCTATTATTTGCTCTAATCTTGCCAATGCATTCATTTCATCCATAGGCATACCAGAAGTTAGTCCACCAGATTTGATAAAGTCTAATAAATCTAGAGCATCTGTTGATTTTATGGACTTGGCATTATGTTTAAACATCAAATCTTCAAGTACCTGTACAGCTTTACCATCTGCATTTTTTGAAGCTGATGCGAAAGTATTTGCCATAGCTTCATTAAAACCATCATCCATTAATGATAATTGTAGAAGATGCTTAGTGTCAGATCCATCAAATATTTCCATCGCACCTTTGCCACCAAGTTTAGTGAACAAAGGATCCATTGATCTTAAAAGTTCTAATTGAATATCAGTATCACCAGTGATTATTTTAGCTCCTCTTTTCATTAGTGCTGATGTACCTGTTGATGCGGATGCTCCTGGTAGAAGATTTTTTATACCTTTACCAGCAGATTGCAATAATTTAGCAGGGTAACTTATTCCAATTCCAGTAAATGCTGATGCTGTTCCTTTTGCAAGATTTTTAGCACCTTTTGGATTTGTAGCCATTTTAAGAGCAGTTTGAGCAGTGTCAGCACTTTTAGGTATTCCGAATCCTCCTCCACCACCAGATGAACCACCTGTCACATTGATCATTCCACGACCACCACCAGCACCACCAAATGATGATCCTCCTATTCTTCTACCACCTCTTCCTTCTATTGATGATTCTTCTCTACGTAAACTTTCTCTCCCTTCACGTTGTCTTTGCTGACTTTGAAACATTGCAAAAAGATAACCATTAAACATGGTTGCCTTCGCCATATCAGCTTGGTTTTGAGATAATTTGTTTAATACTGTTCCTTGTCTTTGTATTGCTCCTGCAACGTCACTCAATCCTTGTTCTACACCACGTAGTCCTACAACAAGTGCATTTGATAGAGGTGCAATATCAGTTATAGACTGATTAGTTACATTATAATCGAATCCACCACGAAATCTATCTTTATAATTTGTAGCAGGGTTAGTTCCAGCACCACCCACACCCATTCTGCCCTTAGCTCTGGCGATTCTATCTCCGCCAAATCTTGAACCAAGGGCTCTTCCAAAAAAATATCCTTTACCTACCCCTGCTTCTTCTAATGATGTTCCACCCGCTTCTGCTTGTTTTGATGCAAAGGCACGTTCATTTGACGCCATATTAGAAGCTTCTTTAAGACGTCTTCCAATTTGACTTGCAATGATACTTGTGTAATCTTTATTACCCCTAGTATCGGTATAACCAACTGTTCCTGCTGCCATTACTGTTGTTGTTTTTGTTCTTGTTTAAGTTGATCCATATACTGTTGTAAAAGAGAGATATATACTTGTCTCTCAAATGGCATCATATTTTCAATCTCTGTCAAAGAGTATTTATGATGTTGCATCAAAGCAAAGTTAGTCTTGTAATACCCCTCTAACGAATTATGAAAGAGGGCTATCCGAAAAAACTCTGTAATCCAGATATTGTATAGTCAGACTCTACATCAGTATTTGGGTTTTTAACCTTAAACTTATGTTCTAGTCTAGGAGATGTCTCAAAGAATTTTTGTAATTTTTCTAATTGTTGAGTTGTCAAACTTTCTACAAATTCAACAAATTCCTTTGGAGTAGTGGTAGATTCATCAAATACCTCTTCTCCTTGAAAAATTTGATCTATACTTTCAGCAACAATTCCTATAACTGTATCCTCATTTACATCTTTTTGTGCAAATTGGTTTTCCACAAATCTATCGAATGATGGATACTTCATTATAACACCTAAATCATCAGTTAGCATAACTTTGTTACTATGTCCTTCTGGAAAAGTAACTTGTACATCAGTAAGGTTTAATTGATATTTAACTTGCGTTTTTTCGTCATCTTGACATGTGACGTTAATATCAACAACTTCTCCAACAGAGACAGCACGGATATTAAGGAAAATATACTCTAAATCAAAAGTTGCAAGATTATCAATTTTTACTCTTGATGAAATACATCCTTTCAATAAATTAAGAACAGCACTTCTAATATTCTTATCATCTTCACTTTCAAGTGCTAAAAGTAGCACTTTTTCCTCTTTTACTAAAAAAGGACGAAATTTAATCTTTTTCTTATTTGAGGGGATTTCCAACTCATGTGTTGGTAAATCTACGGTTGGCAATGCCATAATATCTACTCCAAGGTCATATTTATATTTAGCGGACTTTTCAGACAAAAAAATAGCGGGAAATTTTTTCCCGCTTTTATGGAATTGAAAAATTGATTTTGCTAGTCAAATCTATTATATCCATTCGTTAATCTAATAGGAGAGTCACCAGCATTAAGGAATGGGAATCTGAACATGTTATTAATATCACTATCAATATAGTAATGCTTTGTGTAATAGAACTGTGCAGTTACCTTTGTTATCTGTCCTGATCCAAACTGTAGTGGAACTGCATCAATAGCATATGGCCATGCTTTGTCTAATATAAATGTTCCTGATGTTCTCTGACCAAAATTAAGTGCAGGTCCCAACTCAGTCTTAGACACGTAAATTGTTTTACAGTAATCTGATGGATAATTTAAAGTAGTAGTTCTATTTTTTACTCTATCTGCTGCTGTATACGAGTCTTCTATACTATTTCCCCCTGACTGCCCAAGTGTACCATATTCTCCACCTTCAGCATCTTTTTCTTGAAAAATCTGTCCGTACCAATCATATAAGAATTTTAAAGGTGTCATATTAGCATCACATTGAAATCCTAACTGAAATTCAGTGAATATTCTGGTATGTGGATAGTTTATTTCACCCTCACCAGTATATCTACCCTTTAATGTTCCAGTAGCTGCTTGTGTGTTAGGTAACTGTGCTTCGTCACATAAAAACTCAAATATATTACGACTCATAGAAGGATTTCTAAAGTCATCCATTGAATCTCCAATTTTCACCACGAAGTTATTGCTCATCGACATTCCGCCGTTAGCATTCATTACTCCTAAGAACCTATCTATTGACACGCTAAATACTTATATTGGTATAATTATATTTATGGCATATTCTGGGATTTATAAACCAATCAATCCTAAGAAGTATCGTGGCAACCCCACCAGAGTTATTTACAGGTCACTTTGGGAACGGAAATTTATGGTATTTTGTGATAATAACCCCTCTATATTAGAGTGGGGATCTGAAGAGGTTATCATACCATATAGAGCACCTGATGGTAAAGTGAGACGTTATTTTCCTGATTTCTACATTAAAGTTCTTGAAAAGAATAAGAAAATAACTAAGTATATAATAGAGGTTAAACCTAAAAAACAAACACAACCACCGAATGAGAAAAATAAAAA